ATGAAGCAGACGTCGCTCGGGCAGTGGCCCGCCATGTCCGTCCAGGCAGCAGTCGTGGCCTGGAAGGAGCTGAGCGAGTTGCGTGCGGCAGGCGGTGATCCAGCTGCGCAGAAGAAGGCCGCACGCCTGCAGGCTATGCCTGAGCCTGTAGCCGGCGCGGGCTACACCGTGGCGGAGGTTGTTCGCGACTTCTGCGTCCACCTCCATGACACCAGGGCCGAGGCAGGGGCGGTCGCATCCCAGCGTGCCCTGGAGCGAGTCCTCTCTGAAGAGCCCGCATTTGCTGCTTCAGTGCCGCAGCAGGTGACACGTGCTGTTGCGTTCAACTTGCTCGAGGCCCGCAAGGCCACGCCGACGTCGACGGCGAAGTTGCGCTCGCTACTTGGCGCGGCTTGGGATCACGCCCTCGATGCTGGGCGCGTCCCCGACTCCACTCCCAACTGGTGGCGCCAGGTGATGCGCGGCAAGCTCAAGAGCAGGGGCAAGATCATTGGTGGTGAGCACGTTGGCCGCGCGCGCCGAGTGTTGAGTGACATGGAAGTTGGCGAGCTGCTTCGCTGGCTGCCCAATATGCATGAACTGGGCGCGGATGCGACCGTGATGTACCTATGGACCTGTGCGCGAGGTGGGGAGATCCTGGCCATGCGGCCGGAAAACATCTCAGAAGAGGCGGACGGAATGTGGTGGACCGTCCCGAAGGATCAGACCAAAAACGCTAGATTCGAACATGCCGTCGATCACCGCGTTCCGCTGGTTGGTCGAGCGCTCAAGATCGTGAGGCGCCGCATGGCCAATGTCGGTGAGTCGGGCTTCCTGTTCGAAGACTCGCGCGGCGAGCAGTACACCCAGCACGATTTCTCGACCTACATCTACCACCTGCAGCCGTACTCAGATAAGGCGACGGTGCGCAAGGCTGCCGGCGTGGTGTTGCCGGTTGCTGGCTGGACGCCGCACGATTTGCGCAGAACTGGGCGCACCATGTTGTCCGCGCTTGGGTGTATTGACGAGATCGGCGAGGCCATCCTCGGGCACCTGCAGGCGGGCATTGTTGGCGTCTATAACACCCACCGTTACGACGGTGAGAAGCGGGCTTGGCTCACGCGCCTTGCAAAGCACCTGGAGCATTTGACGAAGTAGCGCGCGGCTTCTTCGCGCCGGTATTGGGCGGTGGCAAGAGCGTTGACACGGGGCGAGTCCTGGCCCACACGTCCAGCTCTTCGACTAGCCACCCCACTCGCCGTCCCACCAACTGGCGAGGCGGCGGGAAGTTACCCTCGCGAACGCCTTTCTCAAGCGTCGTCTCTGAGATGCAGCAGTAGGTCGCTGCCTGCTCTTTGTCAAGCAATGCTGGTTTGATTGCGATCATGATTGCGAGCGAGGACGGAGATGTCACGCACGACGGTGACGGTGTGGCCCTGGGCCCGTGTCTTGTTTTGGGCCAGGTCCACGGCGCGGATGAACTCGGCACGGCCGAGCTGCTTGGCCTGGAAGGTGTGCAGCTCGACGAAGAGGTTGAGTGCGTCCAGCTCCTGGTAGTACAGAGTTGGCGGCTTCCAAGCGCCGCAGTCCATGGCGCGGCGGTAGATGCCTTGCAGCGCCTGGTCGGTCGCGTCCAGGTGCCCCTGCAGGCCGCGCACGACGCCTTGGCGCTCAATGGCCTGGGCGACTTCGACCGAGCCGGACAGGATGGACCATTGCAGCTCCGTTGCCACCCCCTCGCGCATGGCGCGGACTGCGGCCTGGACGGGTTTGAACAGTTCCGCCAGGTCCTGCCGGCTGGGCTTGGCCGCGCCGTGCAGGGCCAGCTCCAGCGTGTTGACGGCGACGGGGCGCGGACGGTAGGCACTGCGCTTGCGGCTCATGCTTCGGCTTCCTCTTCGGCCTCGGTGCTTGCGTCGGCCGCGTTGGTGTTGCCCACTTCCTCGCGCATCGCTTCGACATCAATGCCGTAGTGCTTGGCCGCGGTGAACAGGTTTTCAGCGCCTTGGTCGAGGTTTTCTTCCCACTCGCTGACCTCGATGTTCGCCACAAGTGCGCAGTCGATGCACAGGAGTGTGAGGTCATCGGCACTCATGTCGGAGATTCGGCCTTCGAATTCATCGGCATCGCCCAGGCCCCATAGGTCGGCAAGCAATTCGCTTTCTTCGTGGTAGAAATCGCTGTTCAGCGAGGCGCGGGCGATCATCTGCAGATCAAAGATGCTTCGCGGACTCGCCTTGACGGCGGCGCGCACCTGCTTGAGTAGTTCGATGCGGAAGAAGTTCTCTTTTTTCGCGCGCTGCTCCCGCTGCTTGCGAGCCTTAGCGTCATGGCGCTGGCGTTGCTCGTAGCTGCCCCCATTCTTCGAGGTTGCTGGCTCTGTCTTGATGCCCGCCGCCTGGGCGTCTGCCACGGCCAAGGCCTCGACGGTCTTGCCGGTGCGTGGGTCTTGAAGGACAACGATGGGCAGGTCCTTGAGGGCTTCCTTGGCTTTCTTGGCATTGCCTGCCACCTTGAGTTCAGCCTTCACATCCTTGAGGTCGATGTAGCTGCCCTTGACATTGCCATATTGGTCAATCGCCGCGCGCGCCTTGTTGCCGGCAATGACCGTCTTGCCCTGCTGCTCCAGCTCCGCGGCCCGGTTATTGAGGTGCTGCTTTTTCTTCGCTTCAAAGCAGCTGGGGTCGGTGCACGTGTGAGGGTTGATGCTGCGCCGGTAGCCTCGAAGGCGCTCCGCCTCTTCGCCGTTGTCGTCGATCAGGTCGGCGTACTCTGGCGCGTTGGCCAGCAGCTTAGGGCATGAACCGCACGGTCCGGCTTCTTCAACCAGCAGAGCGTCCTGCGTGTCGAAAATGGCCCCCTCAAGGTCGAGCGTGAATTTCTCACGCAGCAGCTCCTGGATCTGCCGGAAGCTCTTCTTGCCCCCGTCCTTCATGTCGTAGTAGCGGCTCTTGATGGCTGCCAGTGCCTGTTCCTGCCATTTGGGCAGGCGCAGCCGGGCGATCAGCAGCGCAACCTCGCTGCCGATCTCGCCAGCCAGGCACGCATCGCGCACGACCTGAACGGCCTGCAGGAGCTTGAGGCGGCCGTAGACGTGGCTACGGCTCTTGCCGATCTGCGCAGCCAGCGTGTCCGCGTCGATGGGCTGCTCAGGGTCGTTCATCAGGGCGTGGAAGCCCTCGGCCTCCTCGATCGGATGCACGTCCTCGCGCTGCAGGTTCTCGCTGATCTGCAGGCGCTTGGCTTCGGCATCCCCGATCTCGCGCACCATGCAGGGCACGTCGATCAGGTCCGCGCGTTGGGCGGCGCGGAAGCGCCGGGCGCCGAAGATGATTTCGTAGACGCCATCGAACTGTCCGGCCCGGTCCGGGAGGTCGCGGTTGAAGGCCAGGACGCCGTCCACGGACAAATGCAGGGGCCGCACCAGCAGGGGCTGCTGGATGCCGACTTCGCGGATGTCAGCCGTCAGCTCGGCCAGGCCGGCCTCGCTGAACCGGCGGCGATAGTTGAACGCGCTTTCGCGCAGGTTGCTCGGGGCGATCAGTTGAATGCTGGTGGCGCTCATGCTGTTTCTCCTGTACCAAGGGGTTGCAGTCCTTGCAGCGGCGGCAGCGCCAGCATGTCGGCGGCCAGGCTGGCAAGCGTGTCGTCATTGCTGACGTGGAAGTTGGCGGGCAGCGCCGTAGCGGCACGCTCGCTGTTGTGGCCGGCGGTCTCATCCGGCAGGCGCGCGGTCTGTTGACGGTGAATCCGCACCACGTGCAGACGGTCGCTAGGCGACACGCGGCGCAGCGCCTCCAACTCGATGGGGTAGCGCAGATCCGTCACCGCGAAGCGCGTGAAGCCCTGAGCGGCGTAACGCTCCATCCAATGCGTCACGATGTCGGCGTAGTAACTGGGTTTGTAGCGGCGCTGAAAGTCACCCCAGTGCTGCATGACCCAGCGCGCGCTGCGAGGCGTATGCAGGCTCATGGCGCCGTCATAGGCCCAGCGCGTGAAGGCAGGGTCGCCACAGTTGCCGATGGCCAGTGCAGGCACGGCCAGCTCTTTGGTGGCGCGGTTGGTCAGCATGCGTTCATCGATGCGCCAGGTCGCGCAGATCTCGCGCCGTAGCGCGTCGGCGAAAGCGATGGTCATGAACGCCATGCGGTTGACCAGCACGGTTGCCGCGCTGTCTTTGCCTGCGCCAGGGGCGCCGGTCAGAGCGATGATGAGGGGTGAACTCACGAATGTTCCTCCTTGATGGGTTGGATGTGGCTGGCCGTCACGACCAGTCGGGTGCTGACGAGTGGTGCCTGCACGGTCACGCGCTCGCCCTTCTTGTGCCGGCGCGCGGCCGCGCGGCATTGCTCTTCCTGGCCGAGTGGAAAGAACTGCTCCACATGCATGTGTGTGTGCATGCCGTTGTCCAGTTCGACCTCCATGCACAGCACGGGCGCGATGTGGCCCTCCGCGTCGAGCTGTTTTGTGCGTGCCTCCGCGGCATGCAGCAGGGTGCCGCTGTACTCCAGGGTGATGGGGTCGGACGTCATGCTGCAGCCGCGTCCAGGTAGAAAGAAAGCAGCATCACGCCGAAGATGAAAGCCAGAAAGACGGCTTCTTCCAGCACATCCAGCCAGCGATTGCGGCGGCGCGTCACTGCAACACCCCTTCGCGCGCGCGTGTCGTGCGGCTGAACACGGCTTCCTCCAGGCAGGTGTGGTGCCGCGGGCATGCTGCGTTCACAGTGCAGACGCCTGCACTGTCGCAACCGAGCCTGGTCCGCATGTGCTTGGGTACGGCGGTCACCACGATGGGACCATCGGTCATCGCGTCTTCGATGTGGAGCTGAATCAGGATGTCGAGGCCGAGGATCACGGCATCCATGCGACTGTCGGCAATCACGTCCTGGGCGCGGGTAATACCACCGCACTGCATGCGGACGGTGTAGGCGGCACTCACGCTTCACCACCTTCCATGTGCGGCGAACGGCGGGCTTCTGAAAAGCCAACTTTGGAACCGCTACCCGCGTTGCCTGCCTTGTCTTGCGCGGGCAAACTGACAGCAAAGAGAAGGGCGTCGTTGGGAAGCGCGCTCATGCCATGCTCCGTGCGGCCGTGATGACCTGGCTGAGGTCAGCCGCCGCCGGGGCGCTGCTGGCCTGGGCTACGAGTTCACGCGCGTCGTCGACCAGGCCTGCCAGCATGCCGGCGCCGATCTCGTCGGCATCGCGGTTCAATCGTGCCACGCGCTCTGCCAGCTTGAGCAGAGCGGGGCCTGCGGCCATGGCCCGCGCCGTGGGCAGCATGACGTCCGTCAGGCCAAGAACGCAGCCGACCAACATGCCGTTGGCGTCTTTGATGTCTACCCCGAATTGCACCCCCACCGTGCTGGCGTGCAGGGGGTATCGGACGTGAGCGGGCGCGCTCATGCCGACACCTTGAAGTGCTGGAAGAGTCCCGGCCAGTCGGCCTTGCCGGGCAGTTCGCTGATTTCCATTTCCGCTCCTTTCAGCCTGTGGATGGCTGGCGGAATGAATTGTTAGCTGAAACTAATCTTCAGTCAATAGCCGTAACTAATGAGATTATTCGCCGCTAATTTTGTATTGACGAAAATAATTTAAGGCTGCACAATAATTCACATGCAAATCGAGTTCGATCCCGCCAAGGACGCAATCAATCAAGCTCGGCACGGTTTGACCTTGGCCGAAGCGGGGGAACTGGATTGGGAGACCCTGGTCGCCAAGCCGGACACGCGCCGAGACTATGGCGAGACACGGCAAATCGGCTACGCGGTGCGGGGTGCGCGCCTGTATTGCGTGGTGTACGTGGACCGCGGCGAGGTGCGCCGCATCATCAGCCTGCGCAAGGCCAATTCACGCGAGGTAAAAAGCTATGCCCAAGACCATTAAGACCCGTTCCGGCCTGGTGCTGGAGCTGCCCACGCCCAAAGAAGATGCTGCCATTGCAGCGGGCATCGCAGCAGATCCAGACACGTATGAAGTGAACGCTGCCGAGTTCAGGCAACTGCGCCCCGTGGGTCGTCCGCGAGCCGAGGTAGAGCGTCCCCGGCTGAACATGCGCGTGGACCCGGACGTGTTGGAGCACTTGCGCGCCAGCGGCAAGGGGTGGCAGACCCGGGTAAATGCTTTGCTCAAGGAAGCGGTGGGGCAGGGGCGGCTGTGATGGCGTCGGCCAAGGGGAGGTAGTGTGGCTGCGATGCGGAGTTGATTACACTTATATTGAACCTATCAACAACTTTGCAGGGAGAACACGGTGGATTTCATTGATCAGCTTCGCGTCTTGGCTTCGCGCATCACGGCAACCAAGGACATGATCCAGACCGAGGAGGCGACGAAGAACTCGATGATCATGCCCTTCATCCAGATTCTCGGGTACAACGTCTTCGACCCCTTGGAGGTCACGCCGGAGTTGGTCGCGGATGTTGGCTTGAAGAAGGGGGAGAAGGTTGACTACGCCATCTTGAAGGATGGCAACCCCATCATCCTTTTCGAGTGCAAGAAGGCGGGGGCCGAACTGAACATCAGTCACGCGGGGCAACTGTTTCGCTACTTCCATGTGACAACCGCGCGCTTCGGTGTCCTGACCAATGGGTTGGTTTACAAGTTCTTCAGCGACTTGGAACAGCCGAACAAGATGGACGAGAAGCCGTTCTTCGAATTCAATATCCTCGACTTCAAGGACAGGGACGTGGATGAACTGAAGAAGTTCGCCAAGGCCGTATTCGACCTGGACACGATCCTCACCACCGCGAACGAGTTGAAGTACACCCGCTCTATCCAGAACCGACTTGCGGAATGGATGGTCAGCCCGCCCGAGGACTTCGTTCGCCTTGTCGCAGCCGATCTGATCGGGAGCCGCCGTTTCACGCCGGCGCTCAGGGAGCAATTCACACCCATCACCAGGCGGGCATTCGAGCAGTTGATCGGGGAAAGGATCAATGCCCGGCTCAAGGGCGCCATGACGCCCGAGCCGGCCTCGTTGGTGGCACCAGTTCCGCCCGAATCCTCTGCCGATGCGCGGGCAGAGGATCAGGTTCACACCTCGCTGGAGGAGCTTGAGGCGTTCCACACCATCAGGGCGATCCTTCGGGACATGGTGAGCCCGGGCCGCATTACCATCCGGGACGCCCAGAGCTACTGCGCGGTCTTGCTCGACGACAACAACCGCAGGCCCCTTTGCCGTCTCCGGTTCAATAATCTGAAGAATCTCAGAATAGGTCTTTTCGACGAGAAGCGGGAAGAGGTGCTGGAACCGCTCGAGAAAGTCGATGACATCTACAACTTTGTTGACCGCTTGAAGGCGACACTGGTCACCTATCTGTCGGGGCAAGAGACGGGCACGGCAAAGGGTTGACGCGACAGGCGTGGGTTGCCCCCGCCTGTTAGCGTCAATCGAATCCCAACGTCTGTTGAGCGGGGTTGATTTTGTTTGGCCCCCGCTGCTCCCGTTTATTTCCCGGCCACTGCAGAAGCTTCGCCGTCTGAATGTGGGCGGTAGCCTGCGACAAAGACGCGGAGATATCCCAAGGCATCTTTCTTGCCCTTCTCGTCCAGTTGGCTGAACACGGCAAGTAGTTCAGTTCGGAGCGGATCTTCCTTGGGCTCTAATTTATAGGGTGCGGCGGCTTCCTGTGCCTGCAAGTCGCTCGGAAACATCGGTGGCCGCCCTGTTGCGAGCCATTGGGGCAAGACTTGCAGCACGTGGGCTGCGCGAAGCAGTTGTTCGCCCTTGATGCTCTTCGTTTTGCCGTTTGCCCAGTTGTAGGAAGTGGGCGGCTTCACTTTGCAGGCTCTTGCCAATTCCGCGTTGTTCAAGCCAAGAGCGTTCATCCGCTCTTTAACTCGTTCAGCAAGTGTGGATGTCATTATTAGGCGAGGCTAACTAAAGTATTGTTAGCTGTGGCTTGCTTTTATTGTTAGCTTCAGCTAATAATCTGGGCATGGAACTGACCCATGCCCAAATCATCGAGTTGCTGGATGGCCCCACGGCGGTGGCACGGCTGCTCGACATCAAGCCGCCTAGTGTGCATGCCTGGATCACCGAGGGCATCCCCGAGCCTCGTCTGATCGCCTTGGCAGCCCAGATCGAGCTCAAGAGCGGCGGGCAGTTCAGTCGCAAGCGCCGATGGCCGGACAAGTTCCACATCTTCTGGCCTGAGCTGCTTGACCAGGAGGGGGCGCCGCCTGTCCCTGCTGAGGCTGCGGAAGGGGAGGGCGGCCATGCGTGACTCAAAGCTGCGCCCGACATTCCTGGAGGCAGCCTGGTTCAACCATACCCAGGCTGAGCTGGCGAGGCTTATTTCTGGCGCAGCCGTTCCATCAGAGCCGTCCACTCCGGGCCTGCCCCGTTGCCGCGAATGCCCGCTGCAGTCTGATGCAGCACGGCCTTTATCACCACAGCATTCCTTGCTTGCGGTTCCAAGGTTGCAGCTGTCGCCTCGAAGGAGGCTGCCATTTCTTCGATGGTTGCGCCGCTTTTGTGCGCGACCACATGGGCGAGATGAGTGATGCAGGCCTGTATTCCAGCCGTCCAGCCTGTGATGGCTTCGATCTGTTCCTTTTCCATGAGCGCCCCCTTCTTGGCTTTGCTGGTTGACGTAGGACTCCCCAGTGTGGTCAGGCCGTGGGGCGCTCGCCCTTTTCACACCCGCCGCCGTCAAGTCCGGCGTGCCTCCCATGCGATGGCGTTGTCTCCTCCCTGGCGCCTGGCCGTGAGCGGGCAGGTTCACGGCCTTGGGCGCGCCGGGGCGGCGGGTGTTTTTCCTCTTCGTTTTCATGCAGGCAGTTTGAGTGTTTGCATGGGTTTTGTCGCTCACAAAAAGCAGGAGATGTTGTGATGGACTTGCGAGACGTTGCCGCGAACGTGGTGCATGACTACCCGGGCGGTGCGGTGTCACTCGCGCCGCGAGTCGGCAAGAACCCGACGACGCTGGCGCATGAGCTGAATGGCACGGGCGTGGCCAAGCTGGGGTTGATGGATGCGGAGCGCATCGTGCAGGCCACGGGTGATTTGCGCATCCTTGAGGCTTTCGCGCTCAACTGCCGGCAGATGCTGGTTCCGTTGCCGGACCTGCCGGCCGACCCGGTGGTCGACGAAAGCATCAGCCGCTTGGCCGTGGCCGCGCGCGAGTTCGGTGACTACTGCCGCGAAGTCGCCGTCAGCTTGGCAGACGGCCAGGTGTCGGACAACGAACTGGCCCGCATCGACCGAGAGGCGGGGGAGTTGATCGCCAGCCTGCACGGCGTGCGTGCTGCGGTGGCACAGATCAACTTGAGGGGCAAGCCAGCTGAATGGAAGGTGGGTGCATGAAACCGCGTTTCTTTTGCACCTCGTTCAACTGGGAATTCAAGGGGGAAATCAGGTGAGTCCTCTCGAAACACAAACCCTGCCGCTCCCCCTGCTCGGGGGGGTGGTTCAAGCGCAGACCTTGCACGTCCCGCCCGAAGTTTTGACCAAGCTGGTCAGCTACCGGCAGGCCTGCCGCATGGCATGGAAGCTCCGGCGCACGCGCATCACGCAGCGCACGCTGGCCGAGCTGTGCGGGCTCTATGCCTCGCACGTCTCCGAATACTTCAGCCTGCACGGTGACCGCCGCGAGCTGCCTGCGCGCTACATCGCGGTGGTTGAGTCAGCGATTGGCAACACGGTCATCAGCCAGTGGATCGCCCAGCAGTCAAGGCTGACGGTCTTGGAGGTGGTCGCCAGCTGCGACCAGGCAGCGCGGAGGGCCGCGGCATGACAGATATGGAACCTGGCGCCATCTACCGGCTGCCAAGCGGGCGATTCGCCATGCTCATGGCCATCAATGCAGACGCCTGCACGCTGGGGGTGGTTGACGTGCATCGCGTGGTGTTGCTGTCTGGCGGGGAACTGGCTTTGTCACATGCCGCAGCAGCTCGCCTGCGCGTGGCGTGGCACGCAGACCAGTGGCAGGCGCGGCGTGCCGACCGGTTGGCGTTGGAGCAGGAGCGTGCCCATGCGGCCGCGGAGTGACGCACGCCAGGCCCTCCTGGCGGACATTCGCAGCCATGGCCATGCGCGGCTGGTGGACGTGGTTGAGCGTACGGGCTTGGAGTACGGAAAGGCTCGCCAGTTGCTGGCAGACAGCGTGCGCGCCGGAGACCTGACATACACCCTGCAACGTGCGGCCCATGCGTTGCGGCCGGTGGCCGTCTATGAGCCGGCCGTTGAGCTGGAGGAGATGGCTGGCGACTGCTCGGCCGCCGCACTTGAACTTGCCGCCTGCTGGCGTTAAAGCGATCACGCGTCATACATGACGAACAAGAAAAACTCTGGCGGCTCGGAGGGGTGGCGCACGGTCTGTCCAGTGCCGGCCGACGTCGCGCTGCCCACATTCCGGCATTCTCACTATCAGCCTTCCGACATCGTTGACAAGTCGGTTTACGTGCTCGACGGCGAGCTGCTGGGCTATGTTGTGCGCTTTCGCTCAAGCTCTGGGGAGGCCAAGGCCCTGCCCTATACCTGGTGTCAAAGTGAGCAGGATGGCAATTTCAAGTGGTGCCAGAAGCAGTGGGATGAACCTCGGCCCCTTTTTCTGGCTGGCGGTGAAATGCCGGGCCAGCGCACCGTGGTTCTGGTGGGTGATGAGCCTACGGCAGGCCTGCTGCAGCAGGCCCTGGATGAAGCCCTGGAAGGGTTCTACAGCGTCGTAACTTGGCCAGGTGGCGGAAAGACGTGGCGCAAAGCTGATTGGTCCTGGCTCAAGGGCTGTAGGGTGCTTCTCTGGCCCGCCAGCGATGCTGAGCATGCACCGCTGAACCGCACTGAGCGCGCTGCCATGACGAGTGACCTGGGCCGCGCCGTCCTGCAGCAGGAAAAGCCCATGCTTCCCTTGCGTCGTCAGCCGAGCTACCTGGTCATGCGGGCCGTGGGCGAGCACCTGCAGGCGCAACTGGAGTGCAAGGTGGCAATGCTGCAGATCCCGGAGCCCGGATCTGTCAAGCACGGATGGGGTGCGGCCAATGCCGTTCTTGAATGGCCAGGCGAGCGACTGCTGAACTTTCTTGGCAGCGCGCAGCCGCTTCTCGACGCGGCCGAAGCCGGATCTACCCCAACCATTGCTGCCGCGGGGGATGGGGGAGGGCGCGGTGCGATGAAGGCGGAGGCCCGACGCTGGCAGGACTGCCTCCTGCTGACCGAGAAGGGCCTGGTCAAGGCCGTGCGTGAGAACGTCGTCATCGCGTTGGACGGAATTCCGGCAGATGGCATTGACGGATGCGGCGATATGGCCGGCTTGATCCGTTTCAATGAGTTCACCAACAACGTCGAAAAGACCCGTGACACACCTTGGGGCACGTCGGCCGGCGTGTGGGAAGAGCATGACGAACTGTTGATGGGGGAGTGGCTGGTGCGAACTCAGTTCCTGCCTTCCATGCCCCGCACGGCGCTAGAGGAGGCGGTGGTCATGGTGTCGCGCCGCAATGCCTATCACCCAGTCCGCGAGCGCATGCTGGCCCTCCAAGGTCGGTGGGATGGGCGTCGTCGATTGCCTATGTGGTTGCAGCGTGTTTGCATGGCCGAGGGGGCGCTTGGCCCCGACGACGAAGATTTGCGCCAGTACTTGGCCCGCGCAGGCACATGGTTCATTCGGGCCATGGTGGCCCGAGTATTGCCTCTGGAAAAAAGCGGCAGCCACATATTGCGCGGCCCAGGCACGAAATTCGATTACATGCTGGTCTTGGAGGGCATTCAGGGTGCCGGCAAGACCACGTTTGCCGAGACCTTGGGCGGCGACCACTTCGCCAACACCGGCCTGACGCTGGGTGACAAGGACAGCTACCAGAACATCCAGGGCGTCTGGATCTATGAGTGGGCCGAGTTGGATGGCCTGGCGCGCGCGGACCTCACGCGCGTGAAGAGCTTCATTTCCAGCGCCAAGGACCGGTTTCGCGCCAGCTTTGACCGGCGCCCCAAGGACTACCCGCGCCAAGTGGTGTTCGTTGGCACGACCAATGAGCGGCACTACCTCAGTGATCCGACAGGCAATCGTCGCTTTTGGCCGGTTGCCTGCACCCGTGATCTGGACATCGCCTGGTTGCGCGAGAACGTCGAGCAACTGCTGGCCGAAGCATTGCACGATCTGGGTAACGGTGCGCGCTTCTGGCCCACGCGCGAGGAGCAGCGCGAGCTATTCGATCCTCAGCAGCAGGTGCGCGTGCTGCAGAACCCGCTTGAAAGCGCCATTCGCCGGTACCTGTACGACGAGGACCAAAAGGTGCCTCAGTTTGGCGAGAACGGCGCACTGCTCCAACGAATCACGCTCAGCGACCTGCTGACGGCGATTGGCTACACGGTGGACAAGCAAACACCTGCTGTTGCCAAACAGGTGGCCGCGGTCATGCATGCGTTGGGATGGGAGCTGAAACGCGCCAGCAAAGGAATGGGGGGCGGCGAAGACAAGGCCCGGCCCTACCACTATCACCGGCCCAAGCCCGCACCAGCACCAGGCTCGGCACAGGCCACATCGTCATCGCCCGGTACGCAGGGTGAATCACCAAAGAGGCCCGACGATGAGCCCCCATTTTGACCAGCGAGGGCGCGCCAAAGCCGTGCGCAGCGCCGAAAAGGTCAGGGCGCTCAGTTCGGGTGCGCCCATGTAGCCCGTAGCCGACCGAGACCGGGCGCGCCCGGATGTCCACGTGTCCACGTGATTCCTGTGATTTCTCAAAGCAGCTCAATGGCTGCTTATGCGATCCAGGGCGGAGCTATGCCTTCGCGCAGCGTGGTTTGGCGTCCAGATGTCTGCACTGCTTTGCAGGCATGCGTGGCATGGGCGGGTGCGGGCGCGCGTGGGGGTTGCGATTTTTGTTTTTTCATTCAAAGGACATGGACATATGGACAAGAGGGCAAAGGTAGATTGGGCCTGGCTTCCCGCAGCCATGCCGCAGGTCGCGGGCCTGATGAGGGAAAAGCGCAAGCTCTACGGCGACGCGCATGTGAACGAGTGCTGGCGGCGGGGCGTGATTCAGGGGGAGGCCGGCTGGTTCTTCGCCCGTGAAGGTGCATTGACAGTCGGCACACCACTGCCTGGACCGAATGGCAATAGCCTGTTCGAGCAATTCAGTGATCTTGGGCCGGCCATGCTGCAGATCGCACCTCGACCTGGTCACGTTGAAGAAGTGGTGGATGGTGTTGTAGTCCTGGTGCCAGTTGATGGGGTGGTCAATGGCGCGCATTGAGGGCATCCGCTACAGGCTGGAGAACTGGGCCCGGTGGTGCGCCAAGGTGGAGGGTGGAGCGCTGGGTTTTCCAACCACCAACAGCCTCGCCCGATTGGCCGGGCGCAGCAGCAACTACGAAGCTGTGATTCCGACGAACGACGTTGATGCCGCTGAGACGGACGCGGCCGTGAAGTCGTTGCAGCTCACCCGTTCGCACCTCTACCTGGTGCTGACCTTGCACTATGCAAAAGGCCTGCCGATTCACAGGGTGGCGAGGGAAATGCATCGGGCTGAAAGCACCATCAAGCGCAACCTGGAAGATGCCGACCTCGCCATCCAGACGTGGCTGGTCGCGAAGGCCGAGAAGCAGCGGTCGGCCCCGGTGCGGTCATGACGGGGGTTTTCCAACATATACCTTTTTGCTACATTTCGGCTACGCTGCAGCGAGCGTGTTCCCAAAGCGAATTCACCATCTCAAGCCCCTGCCAGGTCTCGACCTCGCAGGGGTTTTTGTTTGCAACCATGTCCATCAAGATCGGTGTTCAATTCAACGTCAAGCAGGTCCAGGACCAGGTGGGTCGCTTGAAGGCGGACCTGCAGGACAAGGTGATTGCGCAGGCGCTGGGGAAGACGGCGGAGAAAGCGCGAGCAGAAATGACGCGCCAGATCACACGGGAGTTCGCCATAAAGGCGAAGGACGTGCGCCCCAGTATCTACATTGATCGGCCTCGGATGGGCAAGGTGTCCATGATCACGATCAAGGCCTTCCCGTCTAAGAAGGGGAAGCGCTCACGAAATGTCATGCTGTTTGGGGCGCGCCCTGCGCCGGGATCGGAGAAGCGGCGCGTCAAGGTCAAGCTGCCAGACGGTCGCTGGGTCATGCGAGTGGTGTCTGTCGGTGGGGGTGTCTCGGTCAAGATCCGCAAGGGTGAGTCACGCAAAGTCATCAAGGGCGCCTTCATCGGCAACAAGGGGCGGACAGTCTTCATGCGCGAGGGCGATGGCCGTTTGCCCATCAAGGGTGTGCAGACCATCGATGTCCCTCAGATGTTCAACACCAAGCGAATCAATGAGGCTGTCGTGAGGAAGATCCTGCAGGACTTCCCGCGCGAGCTGAATCGCCTGGTGGCCTACCGCCTCTCCAAGCTCTGACGGTTGCTTCACGGGTCCTCCCCGGGCCCCCGACCACTGCGGGTCGAAACGAGCGCGATCTTCGCCGCCTCGCAGACTTTGGGAATTGGTTTCCAGGGTTTCCATTCACAGTTTCCAGGGTTTCCAGACATGGGCGTTTCAGTTCGGGCATGTGCGCGAGAACTTGGGATCAGCCATACGGCGATCAACAAGGCCGTCGCGGCGGGGCGCGTGGCCAAGGCTGCGGACGGCACCGTGGAAGTTGAAGCTGTGCGCCAGGCCATGAACCAGACCGCAGATCCGTTTCGCGGCGGCCAGCGCCAGGCGGGTGTGGCCGGGCAGGTGCAGTTAGGGCCGACTGTAGGAGCAACTCAAGCCGAAGGAGCAGCTGGCGCATCACACCAATCGGCTCCGACCGTGTCTGCTCAGGGGGCGCTGTTGACGGCCCGAACTTTGAGCGAGCAGGCGAGGGCTGAGCGCGAGCAGATCGAACTGGCGAAGCTCAAGGGCTTGGTGGCTGAGCTGGCGCCCATGACCCAGGCGGTTCACGACGCGATGGTGGAAGCCCGCTCTGAAGTGCTGGCCCTGCCCGAGCGGCTGACCATGCTGGTCACGCCGGAGACGGATGCGGCGAAGGTCTATTCGATGATCGAGGCGGAAGCGAATCGCATATGTGATGCGCTGCAAAGCAAGCTGAAGCAGATGGCGGTCTTGCGGGCGACGGTGACGGTATGAACCTCAGTGATGGTTACACGGCGATCATGGAAGCTGCTGCAAGCGCCTGGGCGCGGCCTGAAAAGCTGTGGGTCTCCGACTGGGCGGACAAGTACCGTGTAGTGCCCAGCAAGTCGACGTCGGTGCGTGGGCCGTGGCGTACCAGCCTTACACCCTATGCGGCCGAGCCAATGAATGAGCTTTCGTCGCTTTCGCGGACGCAGGAAGTGGTCATCATGGCTGCCTCCCAGGTCATGAAGACCGAGGTGCTGCTCAACTGGGTTTTTGAGACCATTGATCAGGACCCCGCACCGATGCTGGTGGTGCAGCCGACGGAAAAGGCAGTCAAGGACTTCGTGACGCAGCGCCTGGATGCTGCCATCACCGTCATGCCGCGCATCGCAGAAAAAGTGCCCAGTGCGCGCAGGCGCGACAGCGGCAACACGATGACCGAGAAAAACTTCCCTGGCGGCGTGCTGTATCTAGGCTGGAGCAACAGCGCCAGTGAAATGGCGAGCAAGCCGATTAAGAAGCTCGCGCTCGATGAGGTGGACCGCTATCCCATCAGCGTGAAAGACGAAGGCAGTCCGGTCAAGTTGGCCGAGCAGCGCACCGCGAACTTTCCACGTCGCAAGATCCTCAAGACCAGCACGCCGAAGCGCAAGGGCGAGTCCGTTATCGCCGATGAGTACGAGGCCAGCAGCCAGGCGCAGTACTGGGTTCCCTGCCCGCACTGCGAAGGCATGCAGGTGCTGGAGTTCCCGAATCTGCGCTGGAAGAAAACCAAAGACCCGGGCACAGGAAAAAACATCCATTGGACCGATACGGCGGCGTACGTCTGCCAGCACTGCGGCGCGGAAATCGAAGAACGGTTCAAACCACAGATGCTGGCCAGAGGTGAATGGCGCCACCGGCACCCTGATCGCGCTAAGCGTGGCTATCACATCAACGGACTGTACAGCCCAGTGGGTCTGGGGTTCACCTGGGCAGAGCGGGCACAAAAATTTGTTGAGGCCAAGGCCGACCCGGCCAAGCTGCAGACCTTTGTCAACCTGCATCTGGGCGAACCGTTCGAGGACCACTCGGACGCCGTGCAAGCCAGCGCTTTGCAGCAGCGCGCGGAAGCCTACCCGCTGCGCACGCTTCTGCCGGGCTATCTGGTGCTTACGCTCGGCGTGGACGTGCAGCGTGATCGTTTCGCTTTCCACTTGGTCGCCTGGGGCCGTGGCGAACGCTGTCACACCGTGGATTACACCGAGATTCCTGCTGATACCACGCGCGAAGAGGAATGGGAGCGCATCACGGAATACCGGCGCAAGCCAGTGCGTAACGCCTTCGGTGTGGATCTGCGCGTGAGCATGACGGCCGTTGACAGCGGCGACGGCGTGACCGTTCATGAGGCCTACAAGTATGGTCGCAAGTACCGCCATGACGACGTCATCATCATCAAGGGTGCCAGCACGCAGAACCGCCCGATACTTGGCCGCCCGACGAAACAGGACGTGAAAAACGAGCGCGGCGCGATGGACCGCAACGGCGTGGATCTGTGGCTGGTGGGCAGCGACACGGCGAAAAGCGCGCTCTTCGCGCGCCTGGACGGCGATGCGCTACGCGAAGATAAAGCGGAGTGGCTGGTGCGCTTCAGCAGCGAGCTGCCGCCGAGCTTCTTCGAGGGCATCGTCAGCGAGTACTACGACAACGATCTGGGGCGATGGGTCAAGCGTAACGGCAAGCGCAATGAACCGCTGGACACCTGGAACTACGCATACGCAGCCGCGCACCATCCGCGAATCGAAATCCACAAAGCCCGCTCGGCGGACTGGGATGAACTGGAACGCCTGCTGGAGCCGCGTGTGCATGACATGTTCACTGCCGCACCGTCCACGAATGTGGACGGCAGTATCGAAGTGCAGACGCCTGTACCACCGCAATCCGAGGCCGGCAGGGAAGAGGCCTCGAGCTCGCAACGCGGCGCGCGAGATGATGGCTGGGTACCTGACGTGCCCGATAACTGGATCTGAAAAGGAGCGACTATGTTTGGTTTGCTTGAAAACTTGACCAAGGCAGCCGTGGCTGTGGCAGTCACGCCGGTGGCAGCGGCCGTGGATGTGTTGGCAATTCCTGCCGATGCCTACGATGGCAAGGATATGTTCTCGCGTACTGGTGCCATGCTCAGGGCCGCGGGCGAGAACCTCTCCGAAGCTGTCAAGCCGGATGGCAAGTGAAATGCCAGGCTTTACCGTCACCCAGCTCGAAGCCATCGAGCGCGCCATCGCCAGCGGCACCCTCAAGGTGCGTTACGACGGCAAAGAAGTGCAGTACCACAGCATGACGGACTTGATGAGCGCACGCGTAGTCATCCGTGAAGAGCTGCTGGCTACTGGCCTGCTGGCCGACGTCGCCACGCGTGGCCGCGCTACCTTGACCGAATTCAGCCGAGACTAACCCGCCATGCAGCACTCAGCACACATCGCGCCAAGCACTCGCCTGGAGCGCGCGATCGAGTACGTTGCGCCTAGCTGGGCGCTGCGCCGCTCCATAGCCCGCATGGGTCTGGACATGGCGCGCGGTTACGACGCGGCCAAGTCGGGCCGACGCACCGCAGGCTGGAACGCGACCAGCGGCAGTGCGAATGCGGAACTGGCCGAAGGTCTGTCCAGAATTCGTAACCGCGCGCGCGATGTCATCCGCAACAACGAATACGCGAAACGCGCCGTGCGCGTGTTTGCCAGCAACGTTGTTGGCTACGGCATCACGATCACGCCGGAGAACAAGCGCGAGCAAGAAGCCTATCTCGCCTGGGCCGATAGCCTGGAATGCGACGCCGACGGCAGCGGCAACTTGGCCGCGCTGCTCAGCTTGGCTGCCAACGAGCGATTCGGCGCAGGCGAGGTGCTCATTCGCCGTCGCTGGCGCCGCCTGTCCGATGGTTACTCCATCCCCATGCAGATCCAGGTGCTGGAGGCGGACCATCTTGATGAAAGCCGGACGGGTCCTATCGGCAACGCGGGTAATTTCTGCATCCTTGGCAAGGAATTCAACGCCATCGGCGAATGCGTGGCCTACTGGCTTTTCCCCGAGCATCCGGGCGAGATCGCGGGCCGCAGTCTGCGGGGCTTCGAAAGTCGCCGTGTGCCTGCCGGCGAGATCATTCACTACCGCTATCGAGACCGACCCAGCGCCGTGCGCGGCGTCAGCGAGTTGGCCGTCAGCCTCATGCGCTACCGCGACCTGGCCGACTACCTGGACGCTGAGTTGATCCGCAAGAAGATGGAGGCCTGCGTCGTCGCCATCGTCAGCAGTGACAAACCCGACAAGGCTCTGGGTTTGGCTGGTAGCGACAAGGGCGTGGAAAAGATGCGCCCCGGCATGATCTCGCGCATCGGCGCGACCGAAAGCGTGACGTTCAACAACCCAGTGCCCAGCGCGGGCGGCGGCGAATTCACCCGTCACCAGTTGCACGCCCTGGCCGTCGGCTCAGGTATCACCTACGCCCAACTGACAGGCGATATGTCACAGGCCAACTTCGCCAGCAACCGCATGGGTCTGATCGAGTTCCGCCAAATGGTGGAGCAAGAGCAGTGGCTGGTCCTGGTGCCGCAAGTTCTGCAGCGCATCCGCGCCTGGTGGCAGGAAGCGGCGGTGCTGGCTGGTGTACCTGTCGGCCCCCGGGCCAAGGACAAGTACTCGATGCCGCGCAAAGCACAAGTCGATCCGCTCAAGGACACCACGACTGCCAAGGAGGCTATCCGCGGCGGCGGCAAGACGCTCAGCGAATGGCTGCGCGAGGAAGGCACCACGCTCGAGGCCTACATCGAAGAGCGCAAGAAAGAGCAGGCCGCACTGCGGTCGGCGGGCATCGTGCTTGATACCGATGCAGCGACTACCGAGCTCGGACTGACTGGAGTAGATCTGCTGAAAACACCGCAAGAAGCCTGACAGCCTCACACCCCCTTAACCAGCCCGCCGCGGGTAACCCGGCGGGCTTTTTCCTTGGAGCTATCCAATGCCTCAAATCCTTGAACAGCGCCGCGCTGAAATGCCGCTGGCCAGCATCAGCATGGCCGTACGCAATGTCGTTGCACGCGCCGAAGCGGCAGCAGCGGAAGCGGCCGAAGGCGCGGTGACGGACGCCGCCGCCCGTTTCGAGCTGGTCTTCACCACCGGCGCGCCCGTGCGTCGCTACGACTGGCTAAACGACCGCTACTACCTGGAAGAACTGGTCGTTTCGCCCGAGGCCATCAACCTCGCCCGCCTGGAGCGCGGGGCGCCGCTGCTCAACACGCACTGGGCTTGGAGCCTGGAAGACCAGATTGGCGTTTGCGACCAACCCGCCATCGAAGGTGGCGCGGGCACCGTGCAGGCGCAGCTCAGCCGCCGTGACAGCGTGCGCGGCATCGTGCAAGACCTGGAAGACCGCGTCATCCGGAATGTCAGCGTGGGCTACAGCCGGGACGCCATCGAAATGGTGGCCCCGGGGGAAGAAAACGGCATGTGGGTCTATCGCGTTACGCGCTGGACACCCATGGAAGTGTCCCTGGTGCCCATACCAGCGGACATGGACAGCCAAGTTCGCAGCGAGTCTGTGGAAGGCCGTCAACGACTGCTCGACCGTGAAGGCCATGAACTGCGCACCTACCCCTGCGCAGTGACCGAAATTCAAACCCGAATCCCCACGGCGGGGTCAGCCGAACACCGCAACTTTGAAGGAAGCAATATGCCCCAAACTGCAACCCCGCAGTCCGGCAGCGGCAATCATGCCCCAGCCGATCAAACTCGCGCCACCCCGGTGCAAACGGCCACCGCTGCGCCCGCGTCCGATGCCACCGAGGCCGCGCGCCAGGCCGGCATGCAGGCCGAGCGCCAGCGTCAGGCCGACATCCGTGCTGCCGTGCAAGCGGCACGCTCCACGCTCGGCGCCTCGGATGCCGAGGCGTTGTCCGTGCGCCTCATCGACGCAGGTGTGAGCGTGGACGCAGCTCGCCGCGAAGTGCTGGAGCAGCTGGCTCAGCGCAGCGCCGCCACGGCCACGCGCAGTCCTGCCGACATCCGCACCGAGCGCGATGAGGTCGAAACCGCTCGCCACCGCATGGCGGACGCGCTGTTGCTGCGTGCCCGGCCCGACCGCGCCGCCGGGGCTGACGTCGGTGGTCGCGCCATTGACGCCGAAGGCGCGCGCAACTTCCGAGGCATGGACCTGATGGACATGGCCCGCCATGCCATCCGCGCGGCGGGCGGCAACCCGGATGGCCTCTCCCGTCGCGAGATTGCGCAAGCAGCACTCAACTTGGACAGCGATGCACGCCGTGCGGCCGGCATGCACGGAAGCAGCGATTTTCCCAACGTGCTTGCCAACACGGTCAACCGAAGCTTGCGCGCGGCCTATCAGCTCGCGCCGCGCACCTTCACCGGCTGGGCGCGTCGCAGCAGCAACAAGGACTTTCGCGAGAAGGCGGTGGCCCAGCTTTCCGAACTGTCGCGGATGCAGAAGGTAAACGAAGGCGGGGAATACAAATTCCTTTCCTTCGGTGACAGCGCTGAGAAATACAGCCTTTCCAAGTACGGCGGCATCATCGCCATCACCTGGGAGTCGCTCATCAACGATGATCTGGCCGCCTTCGATCGCCTGCCTCTCATGATTGCCGCCGAGGCCGCTGCCCTCGAAAGCGACATCGTCTACGGCATCTTGACGGGCAATGCCACCATGTCGGACACCAAGGCCCTGTTCCATGTGGACCATGGCAACTTGGCCGGTGCGGGTGCAGCCATCACGGACGTGACGCTGGGGGCCGCGCGTGCGGCCATGCGCAAGCAGACGGGCGCCAAGGGCCGCGTGCTCAACCTGACCCCCGACTTCCTCATCGTCGGTCCGGACAAGGAAGGCGAGGCCAACAAGTACACCAGCGCCCAGTTCGTCGCTGCCAAGAGCGCCGACGTGAACCCGGCTTACAACACCAGCCTGGAAGTGGTGGTGGAGGCACGCCTCACTGGCAACCAGTGGTACATGGCTGCTACTCCCGCGCTCATTGACACGGTCGAGTACTCCTACCTGGAGGGCGAAGAAGGCCTCTTCACCGAGCGCAAGGATGGCTTCGAGGTGGACGGCTTGCTGATCAAGGCCCGCCATGTCGTTGCGGCCAAGGCCATCGACTGGCGCGGTCTCTACAAAAACGCGGGCGCGTAAGCCGCTTGTCCACGCAGGTGCGGTCCAGCCTTGTTGCGCTGGACTGCACCGCTCGTCCCCTTCATCACTTTCAAGGAATTCACCATGAAAAACTTTGTCCAGCGTGGCGACACGCTTCCGCTCACCCCGACTGCGGCCGTCGCCAGTGGTGTCGGCTATCTCTTCGGCGCAGCGCTGTTCGGCGTTGCCGTCAGCGACGTGGCCGCGAACACGGAAGGCGAGTTCAAGACCGAAGGCGTGGTCGAGATCGGCAAGACCAGTGCCTTGGCCATCAGCGTCGGCGACCGCCTCTTCTGGGACGCGGCCAACAAGGTGGTCAACAAGACCACGGCTGCCCAGCAGTGCGTTGGTATCGCTGTTGCCGCTGCGGTCAACCCCAGCGCCACCGTGCTCATGAAACTGGTACCCAGCGTACCGGTGGCTACCTGATAGCCAGGGAGGCGGTTTTCGTGTTCGACCCCAGCATCTTCATGCAAGCCTTCGAGGCACATGGCTTGGTCCATCGTGCCACGCGCGCAAGTGTTCCAGGCGACACCGGGTTCCTATGCGGCTTCGTACGCCCGGATGAGCTCATTTTGGGCGACGACGTGCATGCGGCCGGTCCGGAAATCGAATTCGAGACTGCCGCCGCGCCGGGCCTGGTCCGCGGCCAGACGCTGACCATCAACGGCCAGGACTATCGCCTGGTGAGGGACCCGCGTCGCCAGGGCGATGGCTACTTCAGCCGCGCCGTGCTGAAGGAGATTTGACCATGCACCGTCGCACCGCCATCCGCGCCGCTGTCGCCGCGCGCCTGCAGGCCCATTTGGCCGTGGTGGGCCTGACCGACTGCTACGCTGGCCGCGTGCAGCCCACGCGTGAAGACCGAATGCCCTTCGCACGCGTCTTACTGGGCGACGAAAGCAGCGAGCTGTTGACCGACTCGGGCGACGAGAAACGGGCCCTTTCCGTGTCCATACGTGTATACGAAAGAGCCGAGGAAGACCTCGGCGCCGCGCTCGATGCCATTGCCGAAAAAATCGAAGGCCTGTTCTGGCACGGTGGCTTCCTCGGGGACCTAGCCGGCGAATGGCGACACACCGGCAGCGATCTCGAAGACGGCGAGGGCGACAGCGTGGCGGCGCGGCATGAGGCTGGCACGCTGACCCTCAACTACGAATGTACTTACCGCTGGTCCCCGCCCGACACCACGGCGGATCTGGCGCCCTTTGCCCACGCGCACGTCACCACCCAGGCCGCTTCGGCGTCCGGGGTGGCGCGTGCCGAGGATCACATCGAATTGCCTCAAGACTGAAAGGATTCACCATGGATGTCCAACCCGTGCCGGGTCGCCTTGTGCGAGACCCGGCTACCGGCCGTGAGCTGACGGAGCGCATGACCGTTCCCGATGGCTCGCCCTTCTGGCTTCGCCGCCTTACTGCCGGCGATGTCACGCGCGCCGATGCTGCGGCAGCTGCGCCGAAAGGCCGTGTGCAGACGCCTGCACCCGCCGCCGGTTCCCCCAGCTCCGCTGACAAGAAAGGCGGCTCGCAATGAATTTCAACCAGATCCCCGTCAACCTGCTGACCCCTGGCCAGTACGTCGAGTTCGACAACTCCCGTGCCGTCCAGGGTGCGGCGCAGATGCCGCAGCGAATCCTCCTCATCGCCCCGAAGTTGGCTGCAGGATCTGCTGCAGCTGACGTGCCCCTGCAGATCACCAGCAGCGCCCAGGGCGTGGCCGCTTGCGGCCGGGGCAGCTTTGGCGCTGCCATGTGCGATGCCCTTTTTCGTGTGCCCCAGGCGGGGGACGTGTGGCTGCTGCCGGTGGCCGATGACGAAGACGGTGTCGAAGCGACGGGTGAAATCACTTTCGGCGGCTCCCCCACGGCGGCCGGCGTGGTGTCGCTCTATGTGGCGGGCACGCTTGTCTCCGTCGCGGTCGCCGCCGCAGCAACCGCTGCGAGCGTTGCGACCGCAGTGGCTGCAGCGGTGAACGCGAACACGGATCTGCCTGTCACAGCGGCTGCGGCCGGGGTCGTTGTCACGCTCACGTCGCGACATGCTGGCGCCCTGGGCAATGACATCGATCTGCGCTTCAACTACTACCCGTTGACCGAGCGCATCCCTGCGGGTCTGACGGCCAGTGTCGAAGCAATGGCGGATGGGGCCACGAATCCGAGCGTTGCGGTCGGTCTGTCGAACATCGGCAGTTCCCAGTACAACACTGTCATCTGCGCCTTCAACGATGCGGCGAACCTTGCGCTGGTGGAAGCCGAGCTGGACACGCGCTGGGGGCCGATGCACATGAACGATGGTCACTGCCACGTGGGCCTGCGCGGCACGGTCGGCACCATCAACACGTTTCTCGCGACTCGCAACAACCCGCACCTGACGGTCTGGACGATGGAGCAGGGGGGTGAACCCCAGCCGTTGTGGGTCAAGGCAGCCACGGCTGGCGCGGTGGCGGCCTACTACCTGGCTATCGACCCGGCGCGTCCTTTGCAAACCCTGGCCCTGCCTGGCTTGCTGCCCGCGCCGCAGGAGAAGCGGTTCATCCGGGAAGAGCGCAACAACATCCTGAGCTACGGCGGCGCAACGACCGAGGTGAATGCCGGCGGCGAAGTGTGCATCGAGCGCGGGGTGACGACCTACACGCAGAACTCCTCGGGCCTGGCCGATCCCAGCTACCGGGACATCGAAGTCCTGTACACGCTGAGTCTGCTGCGCTACCAGGTGCGCGCCCGGTTCGCGCAAAAGTACCCGCGTCACAAGCTGGCCAATGACGGGACGCCGGTCCAGCCTGGTCAGCCTGTCATCACGCCGAAGATCGCCAAAGCCGAGATGGTTGCCCTCTGCGGTGAGTGGATTGACCTTGGCCTGGTCGAGAACCTGGAAGCCTTCAAGGCAGGCCTTGCCATCGAACGTGCCAGCGGGGACGCGGATCGCCTCAACGTCCTGCTCCCGCCGGATCTCATCAACCAACTGCGTGTCGTCGCCGCGCAGATCCAGTACCAGCTCTAAGAAAGGCGCATACCCACCATGAGCAAGAAGCTTCTCGGGCGCGCCTTTGTGCGCGTCAACGGCAACACGCTGGCCAGCCTGCCTGGCACTGCAAAGCTGCGCATTGGCGGCATGGCGCGCACGCCGATCAATGGCGACAGCGGCTACCTCGGTTACACGGAGAAATTCGTGAACTCCGAGATCTCGCTGGAGTACGCGGTCGATGAACTCACCGATCCCATCGCGCTCAACGATGTGAAGGACGCCGTGGTCACCTTCGAAGCGGACACAGGCCAGGTCTGGGTCATCCGCAATGCCACGGCCTCCGGCGCTGAAGACAACGAAGTCAGCAGCGGTGAGGGCAAGGCCACCATCAAATTCTTCGGCGATGCCGCGCAGCAGGTCTGACATGAGAAAACCAGTTGAAATGCCATTGGGCGAACCGATTCAGGCGCACGGCCAGACGGTGAATTCCTTGACCTTCAAGCCGCTGAAGGGCAAGGACATCCGACAGATGCCGGCGAGTCGCAGTGCTGACGCCCTGTTGGCCATGGTGGCGATCAGCGCCGGCATACCGCCTAGCTCGGTGGACCAGATGGATGGTGGCGATGTCACCCGCGCCATGGAGATCGTGAGCGATTTTTTGCTCCCGGTTACCCGGATTGGCGAAGCGTCTGGGGAGAAATCCGAGCCCTCGCCCCCGAGTGGGACTGGGGAGACGACAGGCGCAACGGCGACCGCCAGCTGATTCTGCAGGGCGTGCCAGGGTATCCCGCCTGGCACGTCGCCCTGCAGGTCATCCGGCCGATGGTGGCTTACATCTTCCATTTCCCTCCCTCAGAGATATGGGAGCTGGACGTGGACGAGCTGCACTTCTGGTACGCACAGGCGCAACAGATTGCAGAGAGCGCAAGGGGCGAGTAGGATGCCGACCATGGACAACCATCCCCGCCGCAAGAACCTTGTCGAGATCGTCAGCACCCTTGCGCTGGCCGTGAGGGCCGCACTCAGCCTCGGCGTGCTTGCAGCGATTGTCTGGGCGATCTGGCCACTGTTGAGCAGCTGATAGAGCGCTACACCGTTTCGTGTGAAACCCGCCTTCTGGCGGGTTTTCTTTTTGTGGGGTTGAAATGGCAACAAGACCAGAGCGCGCCGCAATCGTCCTCTCGGCCGTCGACCGCTTTACCGAGATGTTTGACCGGCTGGATGCACGATTGAACCGCGTGAGCAAGCCGGTGAAGGCTATGCAGAAGGCGCTCAAACCTATTGCCTCGGATCTCGCCACCCATATCCGCACGTGGATTGGTACGACGGTGGCGATCTGGGCCGGTGTGGGGGCGGTCACGGCATTTGCAAACCAGGCCGTGAACTCGGCGGACAAGGTGGGCGATCTGGCAGCTCGATACCAGCTGAGCGCTCGCTCAGTACAGGTCTACGGCAGTTTGGTGGAGGAGGCGGGGGGAAGCGTAGACACTGCCGCAAAGGCCATGGGGCGCCTGCGCAAGGCCATGAATGAGGCTGTTGCCGGGGACGAAGAGCAGCGGGCAGCCTTTGCTGGCGTGGGCCTGGGGGTCGAGGAATTGCGGCGCCTTGCGCCCGATGAGGTCATGCTGCGCATGGCCGATGCCTTCAAGGCCAGCGACCGGGAGGGACAGAAAAACGCGGTCCTGCTCAAGGTCATGGGCGAAGAGGGCACCGTCTTCATGGACGTGATGAACCAGGGTGGCGCGGCATACCGCCGCCGCTTGGCCGAGATGCGCGCCGATGGATCTCTCCTCAGCCGCGAGCAGCTCGACCAAGCCGATGCGTTCGACAAAAGCTGGTCGCGTCTCATGCGCACCATCACGGGGGTCAAGAACGCGCTGGGCCTGCAGCTCGCCAATGCGCTGGGGCCTTTTGTCGATCAGGTTCAGAAGTGGGTCTCGGCCAATCGAGGGTTGATCCAACAGAAGTTCGACACCTTCCTGGAGCGTTTGCCCGGACTGCTGGAGTCTGCCCGGCGGTTCTTCGTTCAATTGGCCACGGTGGCAGATGCGGCGGCGAGCGTCTTCGCTCGATTGGTGGATGTGTTGGGGCCAGTGGGCGCGGTGTTTTCCATCCTCACCGTTGTCTCCGCGCCTACCGTGGTGGCCTTCGTGAGCTTGATCGTCACGGTGGGTAAGCTGACATGGGCAGTGGTGTCATTCACCCGAATCCTGCCCGTGCTCGCCGTGCTGCTGAGGTTTGTTTGGGGCGTGCTGGCGGCCAACCCCATCGCAGCGATCATCATGGTGGTGGCCACCTTGGCCATGGTGGTCTACAACAACTTCGGCAAGATCGTCGACTACATTTCCGGTGCCTGGAAGCGTATCAAGTCCGTGTTTGAGATCGGCTTCTTTGATGGCCTCTTTCAACTCTGGCTGGAAGGGTGGCAGGCGTTCGGTAACGCGATCATCGGCATCATCAAGGCCATCACGCCGGATTTCTTGCTGCCTGAGTCGTTCAAGAATTTCCAGTTCACTTTCGCCACTGATCGCGCCAATCGTCTGCAGAACGGCGAGGAAAAGAGCCTCGCGCAAATGCAAGCGGAGCAGCCGAAGCAACAGTTCCCCCTGACTCTTTCTCGGGGGCCAGCGGCACCCACTACCGGCGGCATCTTCACTGCAGCCCAGGCCGCACAGGCTCAGGCGGGAGTCCAGCGCCAGGCGATCCAAAACACGATCCGCCTGCAGATCGACGGAGACGGGAGGCCAAAGGTGAAGGAAATCAGCTCTGGCTCGGCCAACACGAAGATCAGCGTTGGAACTGGCCATCAACTTTTGGGTGCTTTGTAAAAATGGCTTGGCGAGACGAACTGAAGCCCGCGAGCTTTCGCGGGAAGCCCTTCCATGTCGAAGGCGGCTCTGTCACCGGTGGCCGCAGACAAGCGGCGCATGAGTACCCGCAGCGCGATGCAGGCTGGCAGGAAGACATGGGGCGCCGGACCCGTGTTTATAAGGTGGATGCTTTCCTGCTCGGCGCTGGCTACATGACCCAGCGTGATGCGCTCATGGCCGCACTGGAGGCACCAGGCCCCGGCAAGCTGGTGCACCCGTACCACGGTGAGCAGCGTGTTGTAGTCGAAACCTTCGAGATGGAGGAGCGCACTGAGCGCGGTGGGTACGTCCAGATCTCGATAACCTTTACCGAGGCCGGCGAGCAGCTTGAGCCCAGCGCCACCACGGATCTGTTGGCACAGGTTCAAGAAAAGCAGGCCGCCGCCGAATCAGCTGCGGCGCAAGGTTTCGCGGACAAATGGAGGGTTCTCGGCCAAACAGGTAGCGTCGTGGGCGCTGCTCTGGACAAGGTCAACAAGCTGATGGCCCTACCCGCCATGAGCGTTGAGAACTGGGCCTGGGTGCGAAGCAATCCAGTTTCCGCCTTGGGGGCGTTGTTGCCAGAGCGGCTTCAGCAGAGCATGGGCAATCCCTTTGCCCTGGCGCGCGGCCTGCAGACGTTGATGCGCCGCAGTGAGCGGGTGGGTGACCTGTTGAAGGGAACGGCGGCTGATTGGGGTGGTGGCAGCACCAGATCTGCACCCTCCCTTTCACAGGCGGGCATCGCCCAAAGCAATTCCTCGGCGCTGGAAACCTTCGTGGCTCAGAGCGCAGCCATCAATGTGATGGCGTTGGCGGTGGGCGCGCCACGCGAAGATGCGCAGGGCAACATACCGACCAGTAGCAGCGCCTGGACGATCAACAGCATGGACGAGCAGAGCGCAGCCGTGGCGCGCGCGGCTGTCCTCGCTCAAACTGACGCGCTGCTCTTTGGTGATGGAACGGCCAGTGCCGAGGTGGGTGGCCTGGTCATCAACGCGCCCGAAACGGAGATTGCGCAATCGTTGATGGATCTGCGTACAAGCGTCATCGACCGACTGGCGGAGCTGGCGCGGGGAGGTGGCGTGGTTCGAAGTAGTACGCCCCTGCAGACGGTCCCCGCTGTAGTGCTGGCACATGCCCTCTACGGTGACGATTGGTTTCAGTCTGGCCGCGCGGAAGAGCTGGCTGCACGCAACCGCATCATTCACCCCGGCTTCGTGCCTGCTGGCCAGGTCATCACGTACATCGTCAACTGAACATGGCAAACGCTGATGACATGCTCACCTTGAGAGTGGGCGGGCAAAACTACGCCGGTTGGACGGGCATTCGCATCCCTCTCTCGCTGGAACAGCTCGCGGGTAGCTTTTCACTGAGCCTGACGGAGCGCTGGCCTGGTCAGCCTACGAGCTGGGCTATACCTCCCGGTGAGTTCTGCGAGGTGCTGATCGGGCGAGGCGAGGGGGGCGGTACGCCCGTCATCAGCGGCTATGTCGATACGGTGAATGTTGGGTATGACGGGCAGTCTCACTCGATCGATGTGGCCGGTCGCGACAAGGCTGGAGATCTGGTGGACTGCAGTGCGCCCATCATCACCTACAAGGACCTCACCTTCGGCCAGATCGCGGATAAGCTGCTGGCTCCCTACAACATGCAGCTCACGTGGCAGGTGGCGCAGGGCAAGAAGATTCCGGTGTTCACGGTCCAGCCCGGCGAAAGTGTGTACCGGGCGCTGGATCGTCTGGCCAAGCAGGAGGCCATCCTGCTCATCAGCGACGCGCAGACTACCGGTGGCCTCATCGCCACGCGCGCGGGCAAGGGTGGCTTTGCTGGCACAGCCTTGCGCTTCGGCCAAAACATCAAGGCTGCGACCGGTGAGCACAGTCACTTGGACCTGTTCAGCGAGATCTCGGTACAGGCCCAGCAGGGCGCGGGCGGGGCAGAGGAGTTCAACGTCAGCAAGTCCGCGCCGAAGGGCACGGTTCGACGCAACTCGGGACTGGCGGGCAGCAGCGCCGTGCTTCGTCATCGGCCCTTGCTCATCCTGGCAGAGACGCAGGCGGACGGTGCGCGCTGCCAGATTCGTGCGGAGTGGGAGGCCGCCCGCCGTCAGGCACAGGCGCAACGTTACGTCATCACGGTGCAAGGCTGGCGGCGGCGAAATGGCGAGCTATGGCGACTCAACCAGATCGTCTCGGTCTGGTGTCCTTGGCTTCGGGTGGATGGCGACCTGCTCATTGTCGGCGTGAACTACGTCCTCGATGACCAGGGCACTCGCACCGAGCTGATCGTTATTGACACCCAGGCTTACGTGCCCTTGCCCGAGATCCCGGCGCCGGGCAAAGGCAAGAAATTCGACCTGATAGGCTGATATGAGCATCGAGAGATTTGTCGCGGCCGCGCTTGAGCCGCTGCGCAGCCGTGTCCAGCTGATGGTCGGGCGCGCCATTCTGAAGGTCGTGGATGACGCTGGCGCCATTCAGCGAGTGCAGATGTCTGCACTGGCCGGCGAGCTGATTGAGGCAGAGCGGGTGCAGCAGTATGGATTTTCCAGTGTGCCGCTGCAGGGCGCCGAGGCCGTCTTCCTGGCCGTCGGCGGTGATCGGGGCCACGCGGTCGTGGTGGCCGCAGACGACAGGCGGCACCGCCCCCGGGAGCTGAAAGCCGGTGAGGTCTGTCTCTACAACAACAAGGGCGCGTTCATCCTGCTGGACAAGGACGGGCACGCCACTGTCTCCGCCCCGATGGTCACCCTCGTGGCCAGCGACAAGGTCCGGATCGATGCGCCGACAGCGGAGTTCACGGGGGACGTGGTGGACAACTGCGAAACCAACACCGTGACCATGGCTCAGATGCGGACCATCTTCAACCTGCATACGCAACCGGTTAGCGGCGGCACGGCGGGGGCTCCGACACCACTCATGGAGTAGTTCACACGTATGGACATTGCCACTTTGCCGCGCGCCGATGGCGCGGGGTACGACATTGCCGTGGACAACGGCGCGCTGGCCATGGACGCCAGCTTGCAGACGGACATCACGCTGAGTCTGCTCACGGACCGCCGCGCAGATAACAGCGAGGCAGAAGCCCTGGGCGCGAATGCCTCGCGGCGGGGATGGTGGGGTGACGCGCTGAATGCGCGCCCTGTCGGCTCGCGGTTGTGGTTGTTGCGCCGCGAAAAGCTCACCGCCGATGTGCTGACCACCGCTGCTGACTACGCGCAAGAGGCGCTTGACTGGCTGGTAACGAGGGGGCGGGTGGACAGTCTCAACGTTACAGCTTCTGCCGTTCGCCTTGCTGGCGCGGGCAACAAGGAAGCACTGGCACTGGCGGTACGCATTGTGCGCGGCGCAGAAGTCCAGATCTTCAACGTGAACGTACCGGGGGCCTGAGCGATGGCATACAACAAACCGAACCTGCGCACGATCATCGACGGTATTGTCACCAACATCAATGCCCGGCTTCAGGGTGTTGATGCCCGTCTACCGGGCAGCAACCTGAACGCGCAGGCCTATGCATTCGGAGCGGCCGTACACGGCCTGTATGGCTACGTCGAGTGGGCACTGAAGCAAGCCAACCCGATGACGGCCGAAGAGCAGTACCTGGAGGATTGGGCGGATCTTCTCCTGCCCACAGGGCGCCTGAGTGCCGTCCCAGCTGAAGGGGCTGTCGTGGCCTCGGGTGCAGAAGGCAGCGTCATACCGCAAGGCGCGCTGCTACAGCGTGCAGACGGCGTGCAGTACCAGACGGCGGAGGAGGGCGGTATTGGTGAATCCGGCTCTGTCGAAATTGACGCAGTGGCCGTTGAGCCTGGCCAGGCTGGCAACTCAGTGGCAGGCATGACCCTGAGCTGGATCAGTCCGGTCGAAGGTGTTGCCGCACAGGCAAGCGTTGCATCGGTCGGAATGACCGGCGGCGCAGAGGCCGAGCAAGATGATTCCTTGCGTGCCCGCATCAAGCAGCGCCTGCGTGCCCTGGCCTTCGGCGGTCGAGTGGAGGACTACATTGCCTGGGCGCTGGAGGTGCCAGGGACCACGCGAGCCTGGCTGCGCCGAGAGATCGACGGCGACAGCATCAATCTCACGCTGTATTTCGTGCGGGACGGCGACGAGTCCATCGTGCCAGACGCAGCAGAGGTAGAGGCCATGCAGGCGTACCTGGATGCGAAGCGCCCGGTCAAGGGGTTCTGCACGGCGGCCGCTCCCACCCTCGTCCCGATCAATTTCAACATCAGCAGCCTGCAGCCGGCCACGCTGGCGGTGCGGAATGCCATCGATGCTGAGTTGAGCGACCTCATCCTGCGCGAGGCCGCGCCTGGTGGTTCGGTCCTCACCAGCACGCAAACCGTACTCGGCGGGACGATTCCTTTGAGCCACATGCGCGCAGCCATCAGCGCCGCCAACGGCGAGGAGGACCACGTACTCACCAGCCCTGTGGCCAACGATGTGCGAGGCGAAGGCGAGTTGGCGGTGATGGGCACTATCGCCTGGAGTTGAGCATGGCAGACAACGTAAGCCTGGACGCGCTGGATGGCGTGGCCTATCTTCGCCAGCTACAGGCGCTTTTGCCCACCGGCGCCGCCTGGCCGCGCGACGACGACAGCAATCTCACCCGCCTGTTGAGTGCTCTGGCACAGACGCTGGCCAACGTGGGAATGACTGCCGGCGTCATGACGCAAATCCCGGATCTGTTCGATGTCAGTCTGGGCGGGGTCGGTGGTGGTGCAGCGCACCTGGAAGTTTTCGAGGAGTGGGAGGCCTCGCTTGGCCTTTCGCCTGTCGATGGGGATGGCGAGGCCTATTCCATGGCCGATCGCGTAATGCGCGCGCGCTTCATTCTGACGGACGCGGGGGGCGCGTCCAGTTCCTACTACACGCGCATCGCGGAGTTGCTGGGCATGCCAGGCGTCACGGTTGACGAGACCGGCACCGTGGACGGAGATCCCATGCCCGGTTATCTCTGGCGCGTGAACTTGCCCATCCCGATCAGTGGCGTGTTGCGGCTGGCCAGCTGCAATGACGATTGCAACATGGTGCTCGGCATGTTTTCGCGCAGCTTTGTCGAGGAAGAGATCTACAAGCGGCGCCAGGCGCAGACAGAGGTTCTGTTCGCCTATCTGGATGAATAAGGAAAAGGTCTATGCAGCGCATCGATACATTGACGAAGGCCGAGGACCTGTTCGGTCCCGGCAAGCACGGGTTCAAGGACGGCAATCCGGGCGAGGGCATTCTGCCCACGGGTCTGAATGCCAAGTATTTCAACATCACGCAGGAAGAGATCGCGTCGTTGGTGGAATGGGCAGGCATTGTGCTCAACGAGGCGGACAGCACTCAGTTGCGGCAAGCACTCATCGCGAAGTTCCAGGCCAAGCATGCGATCTTGACCGCGTTGGCAGGCCTCGCGGGTACTGCCAACAAGCTGCCGTACTTCACGGGGGCCGACACGATGGCCCTGGCCACCGTGTTCGAGCTGGGCGCGGCACCCCTGGACAGCGCTGCGCTCACGGGTTCGCCCACCGCGCCCACGCCAGCATTCGGGCTCAACAACAACCGGATCGCCACGATGGCGGCGCTTCAGGCGGTGCGTGCAGACATCCTCGGCGGCGCCGCGCCTGAACTGCTGAACCAGATCGCGGAGCTGGCAGCGGCCATCGGCAACGATCCCAACTTCGCGGTGACGCTGGCAACCCAGTTGGGCCAGCGCCCAAAGAAGTACGCCAAGAATGCGCTACCCGTTGTAGACGAAGGCCCCATCATCGTCGTCGGCGGCGATGGCGTTTGGGAGTGGTCCGCCTCGGCCTATTACACGGGCTACCGGCATCCAAGGTGTGGCGAACCTATCTTCGGCGTCACAGCCGCGCCTCGCCCGTTTGAACTTCCTGGCCTTGGGGGTCTTTTCGACAAGGCTGCATATCCGCAGCTCTGGGGTCAGGTCCAGGAGTCTGGTTTGGTCGTGTCTCAGGCCCAGTACGACGCGGAGCTGGGCGCGTATTGGTTTGTTAATGTGTCCGCAACGCAGTTTCGTGTGCCCAACATGCTTGGGCCGAATAGCTGGGGTATGTTTCCGCGCTGGGCAGCGGGTGGTGTAGACGCAGACACTGCAAATGCAATTGCCCTCGGCACGCGCAAGCTGGACACGATGCAAGGGCATTTTCACGGGCCATCAAGCATTGGCATATCCGTCGATTTAATCGGTCAATCTGGCACAAATCGCAACGTTCCACAGGGGGCAAGCACGACAGGAGGCCCGGTCGCAGACACGCAGCACGGCATACCTCGTGTCGGCATGGAGACCTCTGGTCGCTTCATTGCCTTCTATCCCCGCATTCACGTCTAGACGTGGATGCGGGGATGGAATGCGACGAAACGCGGCGTAGTTTCGGCTGTGCCTGCGCTACCGGTTTGGGTGCCGTCAGCAGTGCCGTCGTTTGATCGCGCACGGTTTCCTGCTCCGCCAGCAACGAACGATGTAATTGCCTCGTGGGTGTGGGCTTTGATCGTGTCCAACTTGCGCGTTCCGAGGGCAATTGCATTTGCAGCGCAACGGCCAGGTCAGACGTGGATGCGTGGATGAAAGGCCGTGTTGATCCCGCGCGTTTCCTGAGCCTTGCGGCCACTACCTGTCCCCATCGGGTCGGCGCGATTTACGTTGGACCCACTCGCGTAGTCAGCCACCGCGCCTCCCGCTCCAAACACGCGGGAGGCGCCGCTTCCGTTTGGGTGGGTGTGCTCTTGGTAGGCGTCAAGCTGCCTGGTGCCCATGCCCCGCGCATTTGCAGTGTCACAGCCAGTTAGCCACCAGCTCGCGTGCTGATCGGGCCTCTACAAGTAGGCACCCCTGGTGGGGTGAGCAGTTGATCATGAATCACAAGCCTGAGTTGAAAAGTCTGGCACGGGGCGTGAGTTGACTCGATTGCCGCGCAGAGCGTTACTGAGGCCATCGCAACACCCCGCCGGAGACCATGATGTTTAAGTTCACCAAGCTCGCCAACGCCCGCAGTTTCGCCAACCGCGCTGAGAAGCTGATGATGATCGTCATGGGGGATGACGAGCGCTTCTGGGTCACAACCCCGGCGCATGCAGAGCGCCTGGTTAAGGCGGGGTACGAGTACGCAATCTGAGCCACCGCAGAGCTGAATCTGGAAGGGCCACCACGCGGTGGCCTTTTCTTTTGCGCGCAACCAGTAGTTCAGGTTGTGAACGCGGTTCCCCCAAGAGTCGGCCAGAGATGTGGCCAGGATTTAAAGCTGTATCTCTTCTTTCTCGCCCGTACCAGGCCCTGGTGCGGGCTTTTTACTTTCCGCCTTCCATGACGGAGATATCAACCATGAGGATCAACATGACCGAACCTGGCACTACCGCTGGTGCGTTTGCAGCGCACAAAGCTTTTCTCTATTCGTTGCCGGTCATCGGCTTCGTGCTGACCTTCTGGCTCGGGTTGCGCTATGCGCCCCTACGCAAGGAAGCGCAGTGGAAAGACCTGGTGGACCGGCTTGCAGCTTGTGTCGTCAGCAGCTTCGTCTGCGGTGTGCCAGCGGTGCTGGCGCTCATGCACTACTACCCCGAGGCCTTCGCGCTGGCCAGCCAGCTTGCCTTGGCTATGGGCGTGCCGACGAACCTTGGCGCGGTCGCCGGCATCGTCATCGTGTGCGCCTGGATCTTGCCGCTCTGCAGCTTGCCGGGGCCTTGGCTCTTTGCGGCCGTCTACCTCTGGCTCAAGCGTCAGAAGGGCAAGGACGCCGGCGAGATCATCAAGACCGTGAGGGGGAAGTGATGAAGCTATCCCCCAATTTCTGGCTTTCCGAGTTCACGGACTCCGACACGGCCGAGCGCCTTGGCATCGACAACACATTGCCGGCTGAGCTGATGGCAGAAGCCAGGCAGACGGCTGCGTTCATGGAGCAGATCCGCGCCCATCTGAGCGGGGTCAAAGAGGATGACGTGCCCATCGATGCGTTGAGCGGCTATCGCTGCCTGGCGCTCAACCGTGCGCTGAAGAGCGACGACGGCAGCGATCACCGCCGCATGCAGGCCATTGACTTCATCGCGCCCACATTTGGCTCTCCCTTGGAGATCTGCCGCGCCCTGGCTCCTGTGGTGGACCGGCTGGGCATCGGCCAGCTCATCTACGAGCACACGTGGGTCCATGTCAGTCGCCGGCCGCAGGTCAAGGCGTTCAACCGAATCTTGACGCTCGCGAAAGCCGGCGGCTACCTGCCGGGCATTGTCGAGGCCAAAGCATGAATCCCTGGCTGATCCTCATCGCGGTCCTCGCGGCCGTGGGCAGTGGCGCAGTGGGCTTCAACCTTGGCCAGGATGCCGAAACCGCGCGCAACGCGCGGGAAGAGCGACTTGTGCAACAAGCCACCAATTCCGCCGCAACGGCCAGCGCGCAAGCGATCAGTGCCATCCGCGTCACCAACACCACCATCCACCAGGAGCTGCAGCGTGAAATCCGTGAAAAGCCTGTCTATTTTGACTGCCGTCACAGCCCTGACGGGCTGCGCGCCGTTAACGCAGCACTCGTCGGCGCCAGGCCCGAGTCCGTTGGTGGTGGCCAGCTGCCCGCCGCTGACAACCCTGGCCGATGACACCTTCGCGTCGACCAGCGAGAAACTGGTGGAGGTGGCCGGCCTGTACCACGCTTGCCGTGCTGCGGCCGGCATCGTCGATTTGCGGCCCCCCTGACGCAGTGCAGACGTCTGGACCGCCCTAGAAAAAAGACAAGGCGACCGGCCAGAGAGCGGTAACTCCCTGACCGGCCGCCAATTCACAGAGCAAGCCTGTGAGCCAGCCAAGGCCTTGCCACCTCCCGGGAGGCAGGGCAGTGTATCCCCTTGACGAAACTCACCCATGGCATTCCCCATCATCCCCTGGCTGGGTGGCAAGCGCCGCCTGGCCGAAACCATCATTCCCCGTTTCCCCGCACATGAGTGCTATGTCGAAGTCTTCGCCGGCGGCGCAGCGTTGTACTTCCTGCGGCCGCCAGCGGCCGTGGAGGTTATCAACGATGTCAACGGCGACTTGGTCAACCTGTACCGAGTCGTGCAGCGCCACCTCGAAGAGTTTGTGCGCCAGTTCAAGTGGGCGCTGTCGAGCCGCGAGATCTTCAAGTGGACGCAGGACACGCCACCGGAAACGCTGACGGACATCCAACGTGCCGCGCGCTTCTACTACCTGCAGCACCAGGCCTTTGGTGGCAAGGTGCAGGGGCAGACCTGGGGCACGGCTACGACGGCGCCTGCACCCACTGTGAACCTGCTGCGTCTGGAGGAAGACCTCAGCGCTGCCCATCTACGGCTCCATGGCGCCTATATCGAGCGCCTAGACTGGCAAGAGTGCATGCGGCGGTACGACAGGCCCCACACGCTGTTCTATCTCGACCCGCCGTACTGGCAGACCGAGGGATACGGCGTGCCCTTCGAATGGACGCAATACGTGGCCATGGCCAAGCTGCTGCACGAGATCCGCGGCAAGGCGGTTTTGAGCCTCAACGACCACCCGGAGATCCGAGAGTGCTTCAAAGGCCTGCACATGGAAACCGTCCCGATCAGCTACACGGTTGGTGGGGGCGGGCGGGCAGTCGAGCGCACCGAGTTGCTGATCTTCAGTTGGGACGTAATCGCTGAGCCTGCAGGTCTGTTTTGAGGCGATGAATAGAGCCTATCGCAGCAGGCAATGCTTGTGCGCTGCGCGGTGTCATTGGCAAATCTGCACCGCGCCTTCTCCCCGCCCCAGGTACCCCGCAATGGGGCGCTTGGGGCGGGGATTTTTGTTTTCTCCCGTGGTAGAAGCAGCGGGGTTCGCTGGCTTGCGTGACCCGATCACGTCCTCGAATGATTTATAGGCGAGGCAATCGCAGTGGTGGGTAATGCGCGTCGACATCAATAGCCAGCAATGCTGGACGTAAGGGCTTTTCGCCGCTCCGCTAGTCTCTGAATCTCAGTGTTGATTCGATTCTTCAATTTGACCATGTCTAGCTTGGAGAGATCGTCAACTTGGGAGTTGTGATACTTGATGTCCGTCAAAAGGTCTTCTTGAAACTTTAGAGCTATGCCGTTCTGAAAATCTGAGTACAAAAGACGATGGATTGTGAGGTTGATCCGCCGCACGCGCCTTTGGTAGTCGTTGATGTCGTTTGTAAGATCGAATGAGATGTCGCCAAGCTGTGGTGCTTGTGTATCAAACGAAGTATCGACCAGCATCTCGCGTGGCATCTTAAGTTGAAGCACTGGGACTGTCTTCTCGTTTCTTAGTGCTTGCATTGCCAATGCGGGGCCAATGGGGAAGACGCCGCCTACTTTCTTTTCAGCCTTTTTCATGACGTCAACCAGATCAAGAGGCTCACCCAATTTGATCTCAACACGGTAGTCTTGCTTCAGCAACAGCTCCGTGTTCTTGTCCACCTCTGCGCGGATGCTGTTTAAATAGGCGACGTCCTGTTGGAGGCTCTTAAGCAATTCAACGTTCTGTGAGTACTCAAATGACTTTGTAAGGCTGTATAGCCCAGTTGCAAACGAAATGGCTCCAGCTACAGACGCGCCTACGACTGCACCAATGACCTCGCGTTGATATCGTTTGATGAATGATTCCGGTCGCACTGAAGTTTCCGATGGCAT